GTGCAGCCGGGAGATGACGTCACGCCTATTAGGTTCACTGCTGTCCCTCAATATTTGGTGGCCATTGAAGAGGGCGCTCACGGCAAGGTTGATAACGTGTACCGCCGAATGCGGATGAAGGCAGAGGCGATTAAGCAGCATTGGGTTGATGCTGAAATTCCAACACGACTTGAATACATGATTCGAGAAAAGCCGACAGAAGAAATCGAGTTGGTTGAGGCGACCGTAATTGACCCTGATCGTGGCGATTATGAGTATCACGTTATTTGGCCGGAAGGTAAATCAACGCTATTGCAGCGTCGGATGAAGTCTTCTCCGTGGATCGTGGCTCGCTACATGAAGGTTGCTGGAGAAGTGTATGGTCGTGGTCCATTGGTTACGGCCATACCTGACATTAAAACGCTGAACAAAACCCTTGAGATGCTTCTCAAAAATGCCTCTCTTTCGATTGCTGGAGTTTACACGGCGGCTGATGATGGCGTTCTAAATCCGCAAACTATTCGCATTGTGCCGGGGGCTATCATTCCTGTTGCGCGCAATGGAGGCCCGCAAGGCGAGAGCCTGCGCCAACTGCCGCGCTCTGGAGACTTCAATGTTTCCCAGATCGTTATTAACGATTTGAGAATGAACATTAAGAAAATCTTACTTGATGATACGTTGCCGCCAGACAATATGTCTGCCCGTTCCGCAACTGAGATTGCTGAGCGCATGAAAGAGTTGGCTCAGAACTTGGGTTCTGCGTTTGGCCGTTTAATTACAGAAACGATGACGCCATTGGTGGCTCGCATTCTGGATGTCATGGACGGTCGCGGCCTGATTGAAATGCCGCTGAAGGTCAACGGATTGCAAGTGCAGGTAACGCCTGTGTCTCCAATCGCTCAGGCTCAGAACATGGGCGATATTGAGAAGATTGTTCAGTGGGTCCAGCTTGCAGGCGCGCTTGGGCCAGAAGGTCAAATGGCTATTAATACCGGTAGCATTGCTGATTACATAGCTGATAAACTTGGCATTCCGGCTGATCTCAGAACAACGCCTGAGCAAAGGCAGCAGGCTATGGAACAGATGGCGCAAATGGCACAAATGGCTGCTGCGCAACAGGGCATGGGGCAACCACAGGAAGGGCAAGTTGAGTGAACCCAGATGGATGGGACGGGCTAAGGCATTTTGAGTCTCAGCCAGACAAGCCAGGCAAGCAGAAGGCAACAGATACGGACCTTTTGTATTTGCGTGTATTCGGCAGCGAGGACGGGCAAAAAGTTATTCAGCATTTGCGCTCGCTGACGATTGAGCAGCCTACGTGGTATCCAGGCGAAGACGCTTCGCATGGATTCGCACGAGAAGGGCAAAACTCATTAGTTCGAGAAATCGAGCGCAGAATCTTGAAAGCGAGAGAGGCATGAGCGAAGAAGTACAAGCGCAAGAATCGGAATCAAGTGAAGGCGACGGCCTTCTTGCCGGGGCTGTTATTGAGCCACAAAAAGAAGCCCCAGAAGACAACTACGTTCCGCATCGTCAAGAAGACACGCAACCATCCGTGCAAGACGTAATGGTTGCTGGTGAAGATGACGAGGTTGAGTTTGAGCGGCCTGATTGGTATCCAGAAAAATACTGGAATGATGAAGATGGGCCTGACATTGAAAGCCTTGCTAAGTCTTACCAAGAGCTTCAAAAGAAGTTTTCTCGCGGCGATCACAAAACGCCGAAAGAATATGACACGAAAATGTTTGAGGACGCCAATGTGCCAGAAGATGACGAACTTCTTAGCACGTACAAAGAGTGGGCTAAGGAAAACGGGATTAGCCAGAATGCATTCAATGAACTGGCCGAAAAGTTCATTTCAATGGCTGGGAATGAGGCGCAACAAGCAGAAGTCTCATACCAAGAAGAGTATAAAAAGCTAGGGCCAAATGCGGACCAAACGATTAAGTCCATGACTGATTGGGCGCAAGGATTGGTGCGCAAAGGCGTTTGGTCTGAAGATGATTTTGAAGAGTTCAAAATCATGGGAGGAACGGCTCAGGGCATTCGTGCATTGCAGAAGGTCCGATCATACTACGGCGATCAGCCTGTTCCAATTGATGTTGGTCAGGTTGAAGGCCTTCCTTCCAAGGAAGAGCTAAATGCTATGGTTGGCAAGGCAGAATACCAAAACGACCCGGTATATAGGTCTAAGGTAGAAAAAATGTTTGAGCAGGTTTACGGTTCAGGCGACTACCAGCCGCAGTTTTAAAGAATTTCCCCGGCCTTTGAGCCGGGGTTTTTCTTTGTTTAATGTTGCATATCTGCAACAGTGCTGCATCTTTACAACACAATATGTTTTATAATATAGTCTTATTGATGGATACCCACTCATGGCCCGTCAGAACGGCCCTGGCATGAGGCGCTAAACCGTGCAAGCCGCAGCCCTTCTAGGATACCTGCTAGGCGAACAATCGAGTGTAACTTAATTTGAAGGAGAAATGTGATGGCTCAAGGCATCACCAACGCCTTCGTTCAGTTGTTCGACGCGGAAGTCAAGCAGGCTTACCAAGGTGCGCGTAAACTTGCTGGCGTTACCCGCGAACGCAACAACGTCGAAGGTTCTGTCGTCAAATTCCCGAAAATTGGGAAAGGCGTCGCTACCGTTCGCGTCCCGCAAACGGATGTTACCCCGCTCAACGTGACCTACTCGCAGGTTTCGGCCACCATGAGCGACTACATTGCCGCTGAATACAGCGACATCTTTCATCAGGCGAAAGTTAATTTCGATGAGCGCCGTGAGTTGGTGCAGGTCGTTGGTAACGCTATTGGTCGCCGGATGGATCAGCTTGTCATTGACGCGCTGAATGCCGCTTCTTCTCCGTCCACCGTTGGCACGGATATTGGTGGTTCTGGCACCAACCTTAACCTGGCTAAATTGCTTGCAGCGAAAAAGTCCCTGGACGCGAACAATGTCCCGGCTGAAGGCCGCTGCATGCTTATTCACGCCAATGGTTTGTCGGCCCTTCTGGATGAGACGGAACTCACCAGCAGCGATTTCGCTACCGTGAAGGCTCTTAGCCAGGGTGAAATCGACACCTTCTTGGGCTTTAAGTTCATCATGCTTGGTGATCGTGACGAAGGCGGTCTGCCGCTTCCGTCCACGCGCACCAGCTTTGCCTTCCACCGTGATGCGGTTGGCCTTGGCATTAGCATGAGCCAGAAGTCTGAAATCAACTACGTGCCTGAGAAAACGTCCTTCCTCGTTTCGTCAATGTTCTCCGCTGGAGCCATTGCGATTGACGACGAAGGTATCGTTAAAATCAGCAGCACTGAGTAAGGAGAAAGATCATGGCTTTTGACTCTGCTGGTCTGACGACTGTTTCGGCTGCTAAGCGCGGCAACGCGCCAGGCATCTATGCCTACAAAACCACTGACGCAATTGCGGACGTGAACACTGCTGGTTATTTCAATGACCTGTCCGACACCCTAGAGGTTGGCGACTTGATTTATTGCGTAACCTCGACGGGTTCGACTGCTGTTGCCACTCTCGTTTATGTCTTGAGCAACTCCGGTGGGGCTGTTGACGTGAACGATGGCACGACGCTGGCGAACACGGACTCCGACTAATAATATTGGGGCGGGTAAAAACCCGCCCCAATATATCTGGAGGTTTTAATGGCGGCTGGCGACACTAAATTAACAATCTGTTCTGATGCGCTTATTATGCTGGGGGCCAACCCCCTTTCTAGTTTTAGCGAGGGTACAGATGAGGCTCAGGTTGCTGACCGCCTCTATGATGACATTCGCGACACTCTTTTGATGTCGTATCAATACAGTTGGACTTTAAAGAAAGTTCAGCTTGCGCGCTCTGTTGATGAGCCTCAAAACGAATGGAAATACATTTATCCTCTGCCGGGTGATATGCTTGGCAACCCTATGGCCGTATTTGAAACGAGCGCGGTTGGTGCAATGACCCGTCGCGACTTTGAGATTTACAGCGCTGGTCTTTATACGAATCTTGAGACTGTGTGGGTTGACTATCAATTCCGTCCAGAGCCGTCGGCTTTCCCGCCTTATTTTGTTAATTTGTTAAAACACGCTTTGGCGGCAGCATTTGCTGAACCTATTACCGATCAGATCACAAAAGGCGATTACTACCATCGCCTTGCCTACGGTGTTTTGTCCGAAAATATGCGTGGCGGTCTGATGCGTGTTTCTATGAATATTGATGGTCGTGATCGACCGCCGCAAAACATCCAGGAGTTTCCGTTAACGGACATCCGTGGATGAGCCGGATCATTCAAATCCAGAATGACTTTACGTCTGGGGAGCTAGACCCCAAGCTGCGTGCGCGTACTGATATTGCGCAATATAAATCTGGGTTAACTACGGCACAAAACGTAAGCATACAGCCTCAAGGCGGGGCGAATAGGCGTGATGGAACATTGTTTGTTGCCGAATTGGATTCGGGCGCTGCTGATGCTGTTCGCATGGTGCATTTTGAGTTTAGCGTCACAGACAGCTATATGTTGGTCTTTACCCCTGGGCGTATGTATGTTTTTAAAAATCGCGCCCTTGTAACTGATATTAATGGCAGTGGTAATGATTACCTTAGCATAGCTGCCCTAACGTCATCCATCTTGCCAGAGATGAATTGGGTTCAAAGCGCAGACACGGTTATCGTTGTCCATGAAGATTTAGAGCCGTTGAAAATTGTGCGCGGCGCGACGGATTCAAGTTGGACCGCCAGCACCATTTCTTTGGATTACATACCTCAATATGCTTTTGTGATAGATCGGCATAATCCGACATTTACAATTACTCCAAGTGCTACCAGCGGCAACATCACGATTACGGCTTCTTCTGTCACGTCTGATAATGGAGGGGCGCAAGCCGGGACATCAAGCACGATTACATTGAAGGCTGCTTCTAGTTTTACGTCAGATGACCAGCCAAACGGCATGTTCGTTGAAATCACTTCTGGAACTGGCGCAGGGCAAACGCGCCACATTGAAGATTATGTGGCATCAACCAAGATTGCCACAGTATATCCAGACTGGGATACCGCGCCGGATGCTACATCAAACTACGATGTTAAGGCTTTTAAGGCGGCGGCTGTAGGTGAGTACATTGAAAAGGAAGATGGATTCGGTCGAGCGCGGATTACCGAGTACGTCAGCGATACCTCTGTAAAAGCATATGTTGAAATTCCTTTCTTTGATAATTCTGCCATTGCATCCGGGAAATGGTTCAGTGAGCATGGCTATGAAGACGTGTGGTCATCGACTCGCGGATGGCCGCGAAGCGTAACTTTTCACGAAGGTCGTCTTTTCTTCGGTGGATCAAAGCAGCGACCCTCTACGATTTGGGGGTCAAGGGTTGCTGACTTTTTTAACTTTAATCCCGGCGAGTCACTTGACGACGCTGCTGTTTCAGCGACCCTAGACACAGGCACGTTCAATGCAATTGTTGACCTATTTTCGGGTAGGCACTTGCAGATTTTTACAACTGGCGGCGAATTTTATGTGCCTCAAGCATTGGATGAGCCAATCACTCCTTCTAATTTAATTGTTAAGCAGCAAACTGCGTTTGGCATGAAGCCGGGCATGCGCGTTCAAAACGTCGATGGCGCGTCTCTTTTTGTGCAAAGGCAAGGCAAGGCGCTACAAGAGTTTATCTTTAGTGATACTGTTAATGCGTATACATCTGCAAAGATTTCTTTGCTGTCATCTCACCTATTGAAATCGCCAGAAGAAATGGCGGTTCGTGTTTCAACATCTACTGATGAAGGCGACAGGCTTTTAATCGTTAATGGCGATGATGGTTCCATTGCCTGCTATACTTTGTTGCGTTCTCAAAACGTCATTGCGCCTTCAGAATGGACGACTGATGGAGAGTTTGTAAATATTGGCGTTGATGTCGATGACATTTATACGGTCGTTAAAAGAACCGTAAATTCATCTGACGCCTATTATGTAGAGGTTTTTGA